GGTGGTTATACTTATCAGGTCTTCTCTCCTTCATAAGATCTATCTCATCTATAAATGAATTAGATAGATTCTCTTTGTTATCTAAGTAGGTTGTATGGAGATACGTTACTCCTTCTTTAGTTCCGTTCCAACCATCTGGGATGGATCTGTTCTGGAAGAATCTTTGGTATATCCAATGTTCTTTTGTGGTAGGGTTTAGAATTAATATACATCTGTTCTTAGAGGTTTTACTTCTAATGGAGTAATCTATCTTATCAAAGGAAAGCTCATCCTGTAGTTCCTCTGCTTCATCAAGTACAAAAGTATTTATCCCCTGAATAGATTTAAGCTTTGCAGTCTGGTCTCCACTTGCAGTCTTGATCCCACTGAAGTATATTGAACTGCCTGTTATCTTATTAGTTATTTCTGTTTTAGTTATCTCGAATTGGTCCTCTACTCCCATAAGTTCTAGTTTCTCCCTGAACTCAGGTATAATACTCATTGAGGCTGAAGTCATAGTATATCGAGTAAATAATGTTTTGGTCCCTCTCTCATAAGTTAGGAGTACTAAGAATGTATTGACAGCAAAAGATTTACCAGATCCTCTACCTCCAGTCATAACATAGTATCTGTCATCACTTCCAAATAGTGTTTGATACTTTGGATTGAGTTCTATCTTATTCACCTATTGGTTTTCTTGGTCCCTTCTTACTAAGGGAGTGAGGCTTAACATAATATCCTAATATTGGATTTACAATATAGTTCCAAAAGTCTTGCTGGAACTTCTTAGAATCATTTATTATTTTTCTCTTTGCCATAGTTAAGTTCTTTTTTTACTATTAATACTATGTTTTATTCTTTGACTAAATTTACCAGCTCTTCTCTTTTGATGTTGTTTGTGGTAGATCAACTTATCTTCCTCACAGGGTATGTACTTAACTTTTTTCATTGTTCTAACTTTCTTTGTAGATTAGCTAAAGCTCTCCAAGCTACCTTTGTATCGTGGAGGATTCCATCATCGTCTACCTCTCCAGCCTGTATCAAATGTCTAGTCAGTGCATCTAAATCGTCAGAGGATTTATCTCTGTCCCAAGCAAGTGGTTTATCAGGGTTGTGTTGAATTTGTCCCTGTAGACTACATCTAGATATCTCCATTAAAGCATCAGGAAAGTATTTAAGGACCCCACTAAACACAGGGTAATCTTTTCTATTTATCTTCATCCTCTTCGTGATTAACATCTATTGTTTTAGGTTTAGCGAAATCAATAACAGGAATATTAATTTTAGTATTAACATTTAACTCCTGTTGTTCTTTTGGTTTCCCATATCTATACTCCCATAACATCTTAGTATAATTAAAGTTACCTTCAGATGCCTTTTGAGCAACGTGGACCCAAGCTTTCTCTTCACTACCAAAAGCCTTTTTAAGTGCCTTTAAAGTAAGAGCATTTGTTTCTCTCTCTTTTATCTTTGGAGGTCTGCCTTGACCTCTTGATATTCCCTTAACAGCTCCATTATTACGTCTGCCATCAGGTTTCTTAATACTTTCTTCGTTGTCTTCTTTTCTTTTCATCTACTAATATTTGATGTTGATCTACTAACAGTCTATAATTCCTACTCAACATATCATAAGAGTTCTTTAGATTCTCATAACTAGTTGCTATTTCGGCTAGTGTATTGTCTTCATTCATTGGCTCCAATATACACTGGTGGTATAAAGAAAGAAGCCTTGAATATTTTGATCCTATCTGGGGGATTTGATTAATATCAAATTCAAGTTGATTGATGTTATGGAGAACAGAGGTGTGATGTTTCCCAACAGATTCTCCTATATCGTGCAAAGTCATTTTAGTGTTATCTTTTAATAACTTAAAATACATAGCACGAGCCTCTACATAAACCCTTACCCTTGTAGGGTTCGATAAATTTATTTTATAAAACCTCTCTATAATAATCCTTGTTTTATTCTTTATATCAGATATGTCCTGTACTTTAGTTATTAATGTTTTCTCGTTTGATTCCATATTTATGATCTTTATAAGCTGATGTTATTCCTTCACAACATTCGTAATGCTCTAGTTCTTCGTAATATTTTAATAAGTCTTTTATGTCCTCTTCTGATAATAAACCCAAAGATAATGAGAGGTAAATATCTTTGTAGCATTCGTTTCTACTATAATACATCGTGTAGACAAAATTCTTCTAGAGGTTTCTTTTTGTCGATAAAATAGTCTCTGTATATTTGAATTGCATCCATAGTTTTTTCACGACCTCTATGGTAAAACTCCTTACTACATTTAAATAACCCTAAGCATTTAGAGCCTTTATCTATAACGGCAAACATAAAATCCTTATATGATATGTCGAACAGGGTAGTATAGATATAACACTGTACATCATAATTGAATTTATTTGCTGAATACTTAAATGATTTAAGATCCTTTCCGGTTGTTTTAATGTCTAGTATGTATCCTTTCCCCAATACATCAGCTTTGCCCCTAAAAGGGATGCCTTGTATTTCTCCAATCACAGGCTCCTCATATATTGCATCGTGCAACATTGAAGTACATATTGAATTGTTTAAGAATACATCAGATAGGTCTTCAGCTTGATACTTCTCGTGGATGGTAAAAGTCTTCTCTGGACCATACTCGCTTACAGCATCTTTATATATCTTGCTGGCCTTACCTTTTATGTTAATAAAGTTCATCTCGCTAAACTTCTCAGGCTCTAATATCTTATAGTGGACCAGACTTCCTATACTAAAGGCATCGCTATACTGAGACTTACCATTTAAACTCCTCCAGTATTTTAGGGGAGAGTCAAGTAAGTCAGTACAACTAGAAGAGGATAAAGCGTTCTTACCTAGATACCCATAGTAAAAGCTATCATCTCTCATCTTTTCTTTTATCTCTTGTTGATCCCAGAATTTTCCATCAAAGGTGGTTATGCTTTTATTCATCTAAAACTTCTTCTAGTATTCCTCTTTTTACGTCCTCAGGAACATTCTTGTCAATTAAGTCCTCCCTTAAAGTGTCAAGGTGAGAAAGCCTCTGAAATAATTCTAATAAGCATTTTGGCAATTGTAAGTCTTTATTTAAATACATCATCTTAATAATTTTAATAATAGTTTTATTAACTTTCCTGTTGATCTAACAACTAATAAAAAAGGATAAGAAAGTATTTCAAATATACCTCCAACAATAAATAAAAACCCTATAACCATTAGTATAACTAGATAGTGTGGATTTACCAGAAGCAGTTTCAATACTTTCATTTTACCTTTGTTTTAAACAAATGTATAATAAAATATTAATAATGCAAAAGACTACAGGTTATTTTTTGGGATTGAATTGATTCTTAAAGATAGTTTGACATACAGAAAACCTTTGATCTCTATCGGAGTATTCTTCTCCCATCTTAGCATTCCCCATACACCTTCTGGTGAAATCTTTATTCGTCTCGTACTTCTTTGGTTTTAAGAGTGGCATCTTCTAATCGTTTAATTTTTTCTAAAGCTACGACTAAAGCCTGTTGAGTTATCTTCAAGTCGTACTTCATTTTAAGTAACTGCGATTCCTTCATCTGTTCATATTCTCTAAGTTTTGTATTTCAGAATCTATATCTGAAAGCTTCTTTCTAAGTTTCGCTAAAGCCTCAGATAATTGATTTGGACTATTAACATAATTAATCTCAGTATTAACCTTATCATTGGTATCGTTCATCTCAAAATACTTCTTTACACTATCTCCCATAAGTTATATTTTATAATATTTCTGCTTCTACAACTGGCAACATAGCCACTTCTTTTGGTATCTTATTGTTATTGCTAAAATGGGTTGTAGTATTGTGGTATTGAATTTCCCATTCTGGATTAATCTGGAATAGATTAAATCTAAATACTCCTTTAGGTGTTGAATTAATATAAACTGGAGTATCTATATTATCACTACACTTTAGATGGAGAGCATCGTATTTCTTTTTCTCCAGCAATAATGTATCGTAATGCTTGCCTCTACATTTTAATTCTATCCTATGGAATTGATCTGGGGAGTAACAATCCCATCTACTCATTGGTTTTCGACTCATTACCAAATCTGGGTATACGTTTCTCTTCAGATAATTAAACAACTCCATTTCGCTTATGACCTTCATCTTAGTACTCTTTGTAAACTTGCTTTAGTTTACTCAATACTCCATTTAAGAAACAACTAGAACAGCTTGTTGTCTGTGCCTTTTCCTTAAATACTCTATTGTATATTGAAACTAATTTGGTCTGGACCTCTGGATCTATTTTACTCCCTTTACTAGTGAAGAAGTTATCTAGGTAGTTGAATTCATCTTCAACTAAACATTCAGGCTTGTTATAGGGGAAGAGCTTATTTAGATGCTCTTTACGTTCTTGACAGCCACAGTCTTCTCCTAAAGCCCATTTGGCTAATTTATCGACACCAACAGATTTAAATATCTTTTCTACAGTGTCTCCTAATCCCTTATCAGGTTTTCGATTTTTTGTACTTTTCATAATGCTTTACTGTTTTATTTCTAACCTTAGTTTTACTATTACTTAACGTATTAAAAATTGAACTCAAGCTTATTCTCGTTTCTTTTGCTATTTTTCTCATACTCATACCATCGTTAAAATGTATATTAAAAACCTTTTTATCATACCAGTACCATTTATCTACTTCATATTCTATCTTATCTATCAGTTTATCAAACTCAATCTTCTGGTTTGTTATTTCTACAGAAGTATCTATTAAGTCATCTAACTCGGAGAACCAAGCATTATCCCAACAAATAAATCTACTTTTTATCTTATGATGATTACTAAG